TGCCCCCATAGGTCCTTGAATACCTTGTGGGCCAGTAACTCCTTGTTCACCGGCAGGTCCTGTTGCACCAATTGGGCCAGTAGGTCCTTGTGGACCAGTAGATCCTTTAGGACCAGCAGGACCGGTAGCTCCTTGCGGACCAGTGGGACCCACAACTGTGCTTGCAGCACCTGTTGGTCCTGTTGCACCAGTAGCTCCCATAGGACCAGTTGCACCAGTTGCTCCAGTAGGTCCAGTTACAGTTGATGCTGCTCCTGTCGGTCCTGTTGGACCAGTAGGTCCCATAGCTCCTGCAGGACCAGCTGTATCAGGACCAAAGATTACAATTTCAGGGCTTTGCTCAATAATTTGTATGATCTCTGGATCTGTCACGATTACTCCGAAATCTGAGGCTTAGTAAATACTTTGCCTTCTAGATAGGTTTTAACAGCTCCAGTTGAATTATTTGTCAATTGAATATCGTAATATGCGGTACGTGGAAGAGCATCTGTTTGGGCGCTAGTTAGGGATAGGGTCAGTGTATCTAGTGGACCACCGACAATCGAAGCACTTTTTACGATGGTAAAGGTAGCAAGAATAATTGGCCCAACTTGATTGTTTGGATAAGTTGGGAATAAACGAATCTGTGAAAGCGGAGTGTAACCAGCAAGATCCACAGAGAATTTAAGCTGAATACTAAAGTTATCTCCAGAGTAAAGAGATAGATCTCTGTTTACTACGGGGCTTGCAGGAGTAATATCTCCGTAATCTGGCATAGCCAGATATACACGTTGTGGAAGTGATCCGTCATCTATTTCTTGTGGACGATAGATAGGTACGTAACGGTTTGTACGACGACTAATACGACGTAAATTAAACACGTCGATTTTATAAAGACCAGTTCCAAGCAACATAGAGAGTTCACGGTATTGTTCTTTGCGTTGCGCAATAATGTCTGAAAGCTGCCTAAAACGTTCTGAACGAGGGATAGAAACCCCATCCGGAGAAATAATATCAATATCAAATGCTGAGTCAGTGGCTAAGGTATATAAAGCCATAGTTGACGCTAAAAGCACCACCGGATATTCATCAATACCTGCCATAGTAGCTATGGTTACTCTAGAACCGCTGCTATCTGTAGCACGAGCTGAATGCTCTACAAACGCGGTATTAACATAATATTGAATTTCAGCATCTGTAAAATATTTATGTGCAATTCCGGAAATAATCACGGATGCGTCTACTGGAGGTATTGATCCTAAAGTGACCATACCCATAACTTCTTCAACACTAGCTGCGTTTGATACTTCAACGCCATTTACTTTGATAGATAGGGAAGTAGCATTTACTGGAGCTTCGGTAAGCTGAAAACGCTTGTTAACCCCGTCTCCACGAAATTCTTCGACAAAGGTCCTGTTTATATCGCCTATCTCTACCCGTAGACGATCACTAAGTCCTGATAACGTCGCCACTTGTCCTCGTATCTATCCAATAAAACCGGCAACCTATAATCTCAAAGAGACCGAAAATATACAGGGTAAATAAAGACCCACTCCGACTAGGAGGGCGTGTCTTCGTCGGAGTGGGCACTCTTATATTAGACTAGAGACGTTCGTACAAATAACCCTTTTCTTGAAGGTGTTGTGCCACATGCTTAGGCACTTTGTACTTTTGTCCAGCTTTAAAGGAATAGTGCTTTCCTACGCCGATAGTTACGTGCTCTAGATCTTCTGCCAAACGAACGATCTGCGTATCATCAGCCATGCTGACTCCTACAGATTCAATCTCATCAATTACTGTTGGTGTATCTGGGTTTTTACTTACATCTACCACTTCAGTCTCAAGACGAGCTGCTGCGGTAGCAGTTGCCATAGACATCTCATTAGCACGTTGTGCTAGTTCTTCTGCGTGAGCTTTTAGTTGCTCTTCGCGTTGACGTCCAGTGACGTCAGTTACTTTTGCTTTTGCCACGATTATTGTTCTCCTATAGGTTTTAAGTGGGGGCGGGTTTCCCCGCCCCCATGTGTTGCTTAAATTAGTTGGTTTCTGCCAAGACTACAGACTGGTCAGTAATAAGACCAAGACCGTAGATAGCATACCAAGCAAGAGCGTGCTCACGGCCGAAGTCAAGAATACCGCCATCGCGGAGTTCGACTGGAAGTGAGATCGCGTGACCAAATGCATTGTCACCGATGAAGATAGCTGTATAGCGATCCTTGTTACCGTTACCAGTCTTTGTTACTGGAGATGTATAACCTCCACCAGTTGGGTAAACAATTGAGCCTGCAGCTACTGCAGTGTCGGTAGTGTAACCAGCACCAGCACCATTTGT